CAGCGGATCCATATTGGTTAACCTCTGTTTCGGTCATCGTGCCAGCGGTTTCAGTAGTAGCGGTAGTGCTACCTGACGTGACTGCAACAGTGCTACCGTCAGCAAGCACATCACCTTGAGAAATGGTAGGATCAGAAGATCCAAAGTTTCTTGAGGTGTATTCTGCTGTAGCAGCGAATTGGATAGAAGGTGTTTGACCCACCAGAGTTTCATATGTGGGTTTGACGCTTGCAAACGCTTCTGCAACTGCACCCACAGTCTTCTTAATACCTGTAATAGGATCAACCTCGTTATTAGGTAGGTATTCGACTAGACCTTCAAATTCTTCAACGAATGAATCAATAAATTGAGGTTTAAGGATGTAAATACCTCTCTTATACTCATTCAGACCAGATTCATAGTCATAGTTAGAAATAGGTCTAACCAACTCCTCTTTGGGCACCAGTGTGCCATCAGGTTTTGAATACTCAAAGTCTTCAGGGACTTGATGTCCTGCTCTCAGGACGACATCACCTTGCGTGTTTTTGACTTCTTGTGTCACCCAATGGTGTACACTTTCTACATCTGCCTTGCCATACTTGCGGACCATGTAGTTATACATCTCCTGCTCAGACATAGGCCATTCATCATAGACATTGATGATGTTGTTGCAAAGCAATATAACCCAATCATAATTCACATTACCATATACCTTATCAGCAATCTGCTCAGGTCTTTCGTTGTTTTCAATAGTGTATTTCTCAAAACCGAGGATTACATCCTGAAGATCATCTCTAATTTTGATACGACGAAAGAGGTTTTTCGCCATAATATAAGGATCAGTGCTACCTGTGCGGTAACTCGTGGTCCTTACAAATACATCTGGTAAGTATGAGAAATAGTTTGCCATTATAATGCAAAGTCCTCGTTTGTGCGGTATTTGGTCTCTTGGAAGGTAAGAGTCATATTATAAGTTGCAAAACCAAAGTCCTTGTCTTCCATACCAGGAATTTGTGTCTTAATAGCAGTAGAGTCACCGAAGTCAATACTCATGTCCTGCAATACCATCTTATGTGGGAAACTCAGCAGTTGTTGCATATAACCACCTGCTGCCTTTCCTTCACCTAATTCTTCTTCATCACCTTTAGAGACGTATCTAACAATTTCTGCTCTAAACTTGTCAGGGATGAGCAACCAGTTACCCTTCTTCTTCGGGTGCATCGATGCTCTTAACTGTTGTATGATCTCAAAGATTGTCTCCACATCAGTAGCACTCTTAGGCACAAAGGTAAACTTAAAACTGTGTGAAATGAATCCAACGCCTTTGAAGAGCATCTCTTCATAAGGGTTAAACACCTTACCTTGCGTTATTTGTGAGAGGTCGTTAGAATCTAGACTAAAACCATAAGGAGATACTTCACCAACTGTAGCGTTGATTGCTTCAGCACCGAGTTTGAATCCAAGAGCAGGTTTTGCTGCTGCAGCTGCGCTAGAAAGGTTATCACCAATACCATCAAGTGATCCGCCAGATGCAACAACATTTGTTGCTGCTTTCATTATTTCACTACCAACAGCACCAAGGTTTTTACCTTCATACTTGGCAGAATACTTTTCATTCAAACCAGGTGGCAGATATAGGTAGAGACTTCTTTCTACTCCACCACCACCTTTGTTAGCACCTTTATTATTCTTAGTCTGGTGCTTATAAATATCTAATCGAAGGTAGTCAACCACTTCCGTTGGGTAGGAGGCTTTATCTCTCACAGATGCCCTGCTACTCGCTGAGGACCCCAAGGGTTTCATTCGTGGAAATACTAAATTTTTTGACATGAGTTATTCTGGCAAGTTTAGACCATCAAACAGGCATAAGTATAAAGGTGATCCCACAAATATTATTTATAGGAGTTTGTGGGAAAGAAAGTTTATGGTGTGGTGCGACAAGAATGTAAACGTATTGGAGTGGGGAAGTGAAGAAATCGTTATTCCATACATCAGTCCTGTTGACGGTCGGATTCATCGCTATTTCCCCGATTTCTACGTCAGAGCACGAACCAGGAGTGGAGGGACTACGAAGCTCATTATTGAGGTTAAACCGAAGATACAGTGTGCGCCCCCTAAACGCCCAAAGAGGCAAACTAAAAAGTACATAACTGAGGTGAAGACTTTCGGTGTCAATCAAGCAAAGTGGAAGGCAGCGAGAGAATACTGTAAAGACCGTAATATGGAATTTCTCATTCTTACAGAAAAAGAGTTAAACGTATGAGCATCTTCACCGATGTCAAAGATCTTGCAGAAGGCAAGTCACAATCAAAAGAGTGGTATCGCAGTCAACTGCAATATGGTCTAGAGCCTTATGAAGGCACCTTTGAGGTCGGTGATGTCATTTTCTTTGCATATTCTGCAGCGACTGAGAAACTGCAGTTTTACGATAGATTCCCAATGGTGAAGATATCCGACAAAGATGATCCAAACATGCAATTCTCAGGTGGCAACTTGCATTATCTACGACCATCAGCAAGAAGGACAATCGCTTCACAGTGGTCTATGGGCAGTCCCGCGTATCCTGCCCGTTGCCATCATAAATACTTTATGTCTAATGCTACCAACATCTATACTGTTAAACCGATTGACCTGCAGGATATGACTCCATTGCCTATTGAGCAATTCCTATTTAATGCAGCAGGTCGCTGGATCGAGGTCCCTAGCAGTCACATCTGGAGTCGAGTTTAATGAGTTACAGAAATCCCAATAGTTTTCTCCGATTTGCTGATCTAGTAGCAAGTGGTGAGAAGGATATTGCAAAGTCAAATCTATTTTCGGTGGAGATCACACTCCCTCCGATGATGTATGCTCAAGGTAACTATCCACAATATAGAGAGCATTATGAATCTATTAACTACTTTGCTGATAGTGTAACCCTTCCTGCCAGAAGAATTAAAACCCAGTCGGTCAAGATGATTGGACAACCATATGATTATGCATATGGTCAGCAGAAGCAAGAAGTCAGAATGTCATTCATCATGACAAAGGACATGTATCATCGTCAGTTTTTTGAGACATGGATGAATATGACTGCTAATGATGCTGAAAACAGAGTTACATTTTATGATGAGTATACTGCAGACATTCAGATCCTGAAATGGGAGAATGCTGCTAACGTGGTATATAAAGGGACCGCAGGTAATGGATTAGGGCGTCCCGTCCACTATGAGCAAAGGATGAATAGATCTACTGCTGTGTGGCAGATGTATGGTGCATTCCCGTTTGATATCTCAGCGATGACTCTCAATAATGGTCCTGCCGATCTTCTGAAGATCGATGTTGACTTCAAATATGAGAGATTCAGATTTGATACGGTTGCAGAAGACACTCTCTCCTTCAACCCTAATGCTAAAGACAAAGTTATTCGTAACTTTGATAAGATCTTTGAGAGACTTGGTTTTGCCTCGGATCAAAGAGATTCCGCCTTCTTTGGCACCTAAATAAATTTAATAGTTATGGAGTATTATGCCTTTACCCAAGCTCGCTATCCCCGAGTATGATCTGACGTTGCCTATTACTGGCACTAAAGTTACATATCGACCCTTCCTTGTTAAAGAGGAGAAACTGCTCTATCTCGCTATGGAGTCGCAAGACGACAAGCAGATGATCAAGGCAGTTAAAACTATCATCAAGAATTGCACCAACCTGAAGAGTAAGGTAGAAGATCTCGCAACCTTCGAGATTGAATTCATCTTCCTTCGTATTCGTGCTACTGCTGTTGGTGAAGCAAGTGAATTCAAGATCACTTGTCCTGATGACAATGAGACACAAGTCGAAGTGATGGTGCCCCTGAATGAGGTCCAAGTCGAAATTCCTTCTGACCATGAGAAGAAAATTCTCCTTGATCAAGAAGTGGGTGTCGTTATGAAGTATCCTTCGATTGATGTATTCATCAGTCAAAATATGACAGACAATCCTGGACTTGAAGATGTCTTTGAGTTAGCAGCAGGATGTATTGAGAGTGTATACGATAAGGAAGAAGTCTATGATACCTTCACTAAGAAGGAAGCACTAGATTTCCTTGAAGATCTGAATTCTGAGCAGTTTGCTAAGATCCAGAGATTCTTTGAGACTATGCCTAAGTTGACATACACACTTCCTGTCACAAACCCTAAGACTGGAGTTACATCTGATGTTGTGCTTGAAGGACTCGCGAGTTTTTTCGCATAGCCCTATTGCACGATAGTCTTGAAAACTACTACAAAACAAACTTTGCCTTGATGCAGCACCACAAGTATTCACTAACCGAGTTAGAGAATATGATTCCGTGGGAAAGAGATGTATATGTGAATCTTCTCCTCGCACATATTGCTGAGGAAGAAAGACGGCAAAACCAAGATCAGTCACGCATGTCCCTCTAATGGCAGCAATTCGTAGTTTCGTAAAAATTCAACCGATAACTGGTAAGTCAGGTATCGCTCAAAACATGGATCAGGTGCGTAAGAGCATCAATCGCATGGGGAGCGTAACGGATGGTATTGCCAAGAGTTTTTATGATACGACTGAGCTTCTAAAGTTTGAAAAGGAGTATCTTTCAGACACTTCTAAAGAAGAAGTCACGGATATCAAAAAGAAAGATAAGAAGGAAAAGACCAAGTGGACTGACTCCATGCGGAAATTCCGAAGATCTTTTGCAAAGAAAAAACGTGAGAGGTTAGAAGATCAGGCAGAAAAGGGCGTAGAGGAAGGAAAAGAAGAAGGTCGTAAGGCAGTCGAGAAAGAGAAACCCAAGATGGGTATGCTCGGTCGATTCCTAAATGGTCTTGCTAAGGTCTTCAAATATATGATTATATTTGGAGCACTGAATTGGTTAAGTAACCCACAGAATGCTGAGAATGCTGTAAAAGTATTCAAGGTCTTATTTACCATAGGTAAGTTTGCTTTCAAACTTACGAAGATGGGCGTCGGGATGATTCTCGATGGTCTGACAAATGTCTTTGGTAATTATAGTGAAGAAGGCGCTATCAGACGTGGACTCCGAGGTGTACTTGGTGTCGTACAACTGATGGGTGGACTTGCTGTGCTTAGGACAGCACAGTATATGATCATGCCTTGGAAACTCCTCAAGGATGTTAATCGTCTGAGGATGATCTTCTCAGGAAATGCTGAGCAGTCTGCTGAGGCAGAAAGAAATGCACAAGTAAGAAAAGGCGGATATAGAGATAAGAAGACTGGAGTTATCTACTCCGACAAAGAATACAAATCGATGCAGAAGGCTGCCGCTAGGGCAGACCGCAAGAATCCTGGTGCCAGCAAAGCATTTGAGGAGAGATTTGGTAAGGAAGGTAGAATCTCCAAGATGCGTCGCGCTATGGGCGACAAATTCAAAGGAGTTAAGGGTAAATTTGGCGGTAAGGCAAATCAAGTATTTGGTAAGCTCGGCGGTAAGTTAAACGTCGGCATGAGCGTCGTAGGTGGCGCTGGTAGGATTGCAGCAGGTCTCGCTAGTGGTGAGAAGGCATCCTCTGCTATTGGTGCTGGTGTCGGTCAAGGTGTTGGTGGTCTGCTTGGTGGTATCGCTGGCACAGCGTTACTCGGACCTTTCCTTGGACCCTTTGCACCTATTGTTGGTAATGCACTCGGTAGTTTCCTAGGTGAGTGGGTAGGTAAAGAGTTAGGTCCACTCATGGAGCCTATCTTTGGACCTATCAAGAGATACTTTGGTATGGTCTTTGAATTCTGGAAGATGACTCTAGGACCGATCATTGATCAGGTCAAAGAGCCCTTAGGATTGATTTTCCAGCTGATTGGTAGGTTGGGTCAATTCCTAATGGATGGTGCCAAGGTCCTGATGGACTTTACTGGATTCATCCTTGGTCCTGTATTCAATGCTATTGGTGGCGTAGTCCAGTTTGTTGTCAACAACGCCAAACGTCTCATGAATCCTGCCTCTGTGGCAGGTGGTATCTTGGATGCGGTGACATTCAACCTGTTTGACTTCGACGGAGAGAATAAGAAGGCAGCAGGTGGACCTGTAGGGATGGCTGCGGGTGGACCCATGCAGTTTGGCAGCAATGCTGATCTACTTGCTGCTACAGGTGGTATCTACCTT